AGGAGTTAGGCTTTAAGATACCTACTCCAGGATCTTACGACATTGGAAGAAACTGGCTTGACACACACTAAATATTATGTTACAAGCCGAATCAGTTCAGTAACGTCATAAACATAAGAGGGTAAAATGGCAAAAGAATCTAAAACACAAATCGTAGAAGTCTTCGGTACATTAGAGTGGGCTAAGGTCTTCGAACATAATCGTGATCGTGCTGCTTGGAACGAAGAGAAAGATGGTGAGTACAAAGTTACTGTCATCATGGACGATGAGAATGCAGCTAAACTAAAAGAGTCTGGCTGTGCTAAGGCAATGCACGAGGTAGAGGGTGGTACTAAAGTAACTCTGGCTCGTCCACATAAAGGTAAGTTCGACTGGCAGGGTGGAGAACCTAAGGTTGTAAACATCAAGGGCAAACCTTGGGCTTTCGATATAGATGGTTACATCGGTAATGGCTCGACAGGTGTTGTTCGAGTAGCAATCTATCCTGCTGGAAATTCTGGACGTATTGGCTCACGTCTTGAATCTGTTCAGGTTGTTGATCATGTTGAGTTTGAATCAGAAGGTGGTGGATCTTCTGGTGGGTTCAATGATCTGTCCAGTTACTCCTCAAAAGAAGCCAAACCAAAGCCTAAGAAGTCAGCAGCTAAGAAAGCTGTTGATGGGGAAGCTGTTCCCTTTTAGGTGATTCCTTTTTGTTGTGTTGTGTGAGAATGCCCCTTCCCTTAGTTGGGTGGGGGCAACCAAATAAGAGGGTAATATGAAAAGTATAGATACATTAGTACAAGACATCGAGCAGACAATCTTTGGTAACAATGGTTGGGATAATACTCTTGGTGATGCTATGGCTACAAACATATCTCATATGGCAGAGCAAAGGTTTTCTAAACCGCAAGAGCCAAGAGGATACCTGTCGTTGTCTTCTCTCGGTACTAAGTGTGAAAGAAAACTATGGTACAAAATAAACAAGACTAATGAAGGTGAGACACTATCAGCTTCAACATTACTAAAGTTTTTTTATGGTGATATCATAGAGGAGTTAGTCTTAACGATAGCTGCTGTGTCAGGGCATAGTGTCACAGGTATGCAGGATAGACTGAACGTACATGGTATCAAAGGACATAGGGATGCAGTGATTGATGGTATGACTGTTGATGTTAAGTCAGCATCGCCCTACTCATTCAAGAAATTTAAAGATGGTAATCTACGAGAGGATGATCCATTTGGATATATCTCTCAGTTATCTTCTTATGTTTACGCAGCCAAGGATGACCCCAAGGTAACTAATAAAACCCAAGGTGCATTTCTTGTTATAGATAAAGTTAACGGTCATGTCTGCTTAGACATATACGACTTTACTGATGAGTTGAAAACAAAAGAAGAAGAGGTTAATCACCTGAAGGATATGGTAACTTGGGAGCAGCCACCAGATAGAGGGTACGAACCTGTACCTCAGTCTGCTAAGAATCCTAATGGTAATGAGAAACTAAGCAGTGCCTGTTCGTACTGTGATTTTAAGAAGGAGTGCTATCCTGGATTGCGTAAGTTTATTTATTCTGATCGTCCTGTTTTTCTAACTAAGGTTGTAAAGAAACCTATGGTTCACGAAGACTTGGAGTATAATAATGTCCTTCAGCAGGAATAGATTAAAAGGTATACAGGCAGGGTATAGGTCTGGTCTTGAAGAAGACATGGCTAAGTACCTTAAGAAACTAAAGATAAAGTTTACCTATGAGAAAGAAAAGATTAAGTGGGTAGATCTAAAGGTAAGAACATACACGCCTGACTTTGTACTAGAGAATGGAATAATAATAGAAACGAAAGGAAGATTTATATCAGTCGATAGACGTAAGCACAAAGAAATAAAGAAACAGTTTCCAGATCTAGACATTAGGTTTGTCTTTAGTAATAGTAGATCTAGACTTTACAAAGGTGCTAAGAGTTCTTATGGTGATTGGTGTAAGAAACATGGTTTCAAGTATGCAGACAAGACAATACCAAAAGAATGGTTAAAGGAAATAAAAGATGAGTAAAAATTTTATTCCAGTTGTAGAGATAGTAGAGGTTATACGTGGACCTTATGACGATGAAGATGGTAACATATGGAACTTGTGTTTAACTAGGAATGTATCTAATTTAAAAGAAGAAGAAGAAGAGTACTTCTACCGTAGTATGAAAGATGCAATGGACGATGTTGACAGGATACATAAGACAGGTCCATTTGTAATAGATGAATGGGGTAACTCAGAACAAGATCACACACATAAGCAAACCAGAAAGGTGATAGAACATGTCCAATAAAACAGCAGTAATATTTAGTTGTGCTCACACAGATCCAACCATACCTAACGATAGGTTTGATTTACTTGGTGAGTTAATCTACGATGTTAATCCTAGTTATGTTATAGACTTGGGTGATGGGGCTGACATGAAATCTTTAAATAGTTTCGATACAAAGTATCCAGAGGCTATCGTATCTCAGAACTATGAAGCAGATGTTGATCACTACAATGAAGCTATGGAAAGACTAAGAAAGAAACCTAGCATTAGAAAGTATAAGAAACCATTTTGGATTGGATTCGAGGGAAACCATGAGAACAGAATTAAAAGAGCAATCGCCCATGACCCTAGACTACAGGGAGAAAAGTATGGGATATCCTTTGGGCATCTTCAAACGGATAACTGGTTCGATGAATACCATGAGTATCAACACTCAGCACCTGCAATCGCTGACTACGATGGGGTATCATATGCTCATTACTTTGCTAGTGGTAACTATGGCACAGCTATGTCTGGTACTCATCATGGTTACACCTTACTACAGAATAGAAACCATTCTTCTACCTGTGGTCATAGCCATAAACGTTCTATCTATTTTAAAGATTCTGCACACCCTAATTCAATTATCGGATTGGTTGCAGGATGTTTCAAAGGTGGGAGTGAAGACTGGGCAGGACAATCTAATTTAGAATGGTGGAAAGGTTGTGTCATCAAGAGGGAGATAAGAGATGGTGTATACGAACCAGAGTTTGTATCTCTTGATAGATTACAAAAAGAATATGGTTGATTTAATAATTAGTTTGAATATAACTAGGGGTTCTGATTATGCTAAAATATGAAATCAAAATGACTATAGTTGTAGATCCTGATGCTAATTTTATAGAAGCAGATCTATCAGATATGCCTAGAGTTGTTAATGAACTTGTATCATCATCCATGTATGATATAGATGATATTATTGTAGAGGAGTGTGAAGTAGAAGAATGTTAAATGAAACTGATTTAGAAGCGTGGGAATACTATAACGAAACTTATAAGAATAAAGATATGAGTTTGAATGAGTACCAGAATGCAGCAGCTAAGACTGCTATGTATAAGACAGCACATCAAATACTTTACCCTGCACTTGGACTAGCAGGGGAAGCAGGAGAGGTAGCCAACAAAGTAAAGAAGATGCTACGTGATAATGACTTTGATCGTGATGCAATAGTAGCTGAGGTTGGTGATGTCCTCTGGTATGTTGCTGCTCTATCGAGAGATCTCAATGTTAGTCTTCATGATATTGCACTAGCTAACATCGAGAAACTATATGGACGTAAAGAAAGAGGAACACTGCAGGGAAGCGGTGACAAGAGATGAAAGGTTTGCTATGGCCTTTTCTTTTCTGTGTATTTGTAATATGTATTCTCCCAGTACTACTGGTGGATAACGCAAAGTATTGTAAGCAAAGTATTGTGCCATGTTATCCGTGGACAGATCTGGGAGAAAATAAATGAGTAACTATTTACCAACGGACTATCAAAGTTTTATACATACCTCACGTTATGCACGTTGGCTAGAGGATGAAGGACGCAGAGAGTCTTGGCCTGAAACAGTAAACAGATATATATCTAATATTGTTCATACAAAAGTTGATGAGAAAACAACTAATGAAATAGAGCAAGCTATACTTGGGCTAGAGGTAATGCCTAGTATGAGATCAATGATGACTGCTGGCCCTGCTGCTGACAGAGATAATACCTGTATGTATAATTGTTCTTACCTACCAGTCGATGACCCTAAGTCCTTCGATGAAGCTATGTTTATTTTACTGTGTGGTACTGGTGTAGGCTTTAGTGTTGAGCGTCAATTCGTACAAAAGCTACCAGATATACCTGACTTGTATGATAGCGACACAATGATAGTTGTAAAAGACAGCAAGGAAGGTTGGGCTAAAGCATTCAGACAACTACTAGCATTGCTGTGGGCAGGAGAGATACCTAAGTGGGATGTATCAGCAGTACGCCCTGCAGGTTCTAGGTTAAAAACATTTGGTGGTAGAGCCAGTGGCCCTGCTCCTTTGATTGACCTGTTCAACTTCTCTATAAAGATATTCAAGGATGCACAAGGGCGTAAGCTATCGTCAGTAGAGTGCCATGATATTATGTGTAAGATCGGTGAGGTAGTAGTTGTAGGTGGTGTCAGACGTAGTGCTATGATCTCCTTGTCTAACCTGAGTGATGATCGTATGCGTCATGCTAAGTCAGGCAAGTGGTGGGATAACGAACCGCAACGTGCATTAGCTAATAACTCTGTGTCTTATACAGAGAAACCAGATGCTATATCTTTTATGAGAGAATGGATGGCATTAGTAGAGTCAGGGAGTGGTGAACGTGGGATATTCAATCGTGAAGCTAGTAAGAAGCAAGCTGCAAAGTATGGTAGGCGTGACCCTAACTATGAGTTTGGTACTAACCCCTGCTCAGAAATTATATTACGGCCTTATCAATTCTGTAATCTCACTGAGGTTGTGGTTAGAGTTACAGATACATATGATGATCTGGCACGTAAAGTTAAGTTGGCAACAATTCTTGGAACTATTCAGGCTACCTTCACTAAGTTTCCATATCTGCGAAAAGTGTGGCAACGAAATACCGAAGAAGAAAGACTGTTGGGTGTGTCGCTCACTGGAATAATGGACAACCCATTAATGACTACAAAGAATAAAGGATTGGAAAAGACACTTGCAAACCTACGTTCTGTTGCAGAGGAGACTAACCGTAAGTATGCTGACCTACTTGGTATAGCTCAGTCTGTCTCTATTACTTGTGTCAAACCTTCTGGAACTGTTTCACAACTTGTTGACTCAGCCAGTGGTATCCACTCTAGGCATTCTCCTTACTATGTTAGAACAGTAAGAGGTGATAACAGAGATCCTCTAACACAGTTTATGATGGGCCAAGGAATACCTAGTGAGCCTTGTGTTATGAAGGGAGATACTACAACTGTATTTAGTTTTCCAATCAAAGCACCAAAGGGTTCAGTTGTTACCTCAGATCAAACTGCAATCGAACAACTAGAGATGTGGTTAATCTATCAGCGTAACTGGTGTGAACATAAACCAAGTGTTACGATCAATGTTAAAAAGAATGAGTGGTTTGAAGTCGGAGCTTTTGTTTATGATTACTTCGATGAGATGTCAGGTGTATCCTTCTTACCATACGAAGAGCACACGTATCAGCAAGCACCTTACCAAGACTGTACTAATGAAGAGTACAAAGAGTTACTAAAACTAATGCCTAAGAAGATCGACTGGTCTAGGCTTGGTGAGTATGAACAAGAAGATAACACTGTAGCTATGCAGACAATGGCTTGCTCTGGAGATGTTTGTGAAGTTGTAGATCTAGTTTAGGGTTGACTATTTTTTAAAAAGGAAGTATCATTATGAGTAATACTTGTGAACAATGTGGTTACTTACTAGACGATGATGATCACTGTTATGAATGTGAACAAAGGCGTGAAGATATTACTAATTTAATAGACTTAGCAGGGAGAAAAGAGATAATGGAAAATAAGAAGTACGACTCAGTAGAAAAACCTATACACTACAACGCAGGTGGTATCGAAGCTATTGATGCTATCCTGGCTGCAACAAATGATTTAAGTGAAGGGTATCTACAAGGTAACATTCTTAAGTATGTCTGGAGATACAGATATAAAAATGGTATAGAAGATTTAAAGAAAGCACGTTGGTATTTAAATAAGTTAATTGAAATCAATGAACATAAATAAAAAAAGAAAAACCCTTGAGCAAGAAGCCCAAGAGTTCCTAATGAAAGACAAAGAGATTATTCCCCAAGGATCTATAAAGCTTGGGGATTACTTTGCTGGATGCGCTCTGTCTGGTTTGATTGCATCTGGCAAGTACCTACGATCTGACGAGATTGTGGATGAAGCTTACAAGTATCGAGACAGGATGCTTAAAGCCAATAAATAATAACACTCCCACAAACTAAACCCCTAGCTGATCACTAGGGGTTTTTCTTTATTAACGTAAAGTATTAATAGTACCTAGAAGTCTTAACCTTCTGTTTATTTCCTGCCCAACATTATCAGAAGAGGATATCATATCGTCT